CTGGAACTACAACTGATGGATCAGGCCATCTTTCATCCGCTTCAATTACGCTGAGTGGCGAAGTTATATTTGGTACAACTCTAGAAAGTGCTGATGGATTTTATCAAATTGGTACTACTGACGCTTATGGTCGAGCGCAGATCTGGAATTATGCGCCAGGAAATCTAGGTAGTGAAGGCTCCATTCTCCGTTTAGGTTCTGATACTGCTGACGGTGACCCTATAAGTGTAGATTCGGGCGGAATAGTTATTTATCAACCTGTAACGGCTGATTACATGTCTAGAATTAAGGCTAATAGGTTTGCTCTAACTAGGGCAACCGATGAAAGTCTTTATTATTTTTATGTAGATGATTCTTCATTTTATTACCGTGCAAATCCTCCCGGTGGAGCCTATTGTTTTTTTGTAGATCGTATTAATAGTCGTGCAGGGTTTGGAACGGCTATTCCCTCTTATCCTGTTGATGTTGTAGGTGATATAAATACTTCGGGTGTTTATCGTGTTAATGGTATTTCTCTTGCTTCTGCAAATCTCTCAGATTATACCAGTCTAATAACTACTTCTACAACGGCTGGGGGAGATCTGTCAGGAACTTATCCTAACCTTACTGTACATACTCTAAGCGCTGTAACAGGAGCTTCTTCTCTTGATAATGGAGCTATTACTACGGATGGTAGTGGTAATCTTTCGGCTCTTTCTATTATTACTTCTTATATAGCGGATGCTAATTTAAATCTTATAGCTGGGGGCTATGCTAACGTTATTACATCTGCAGGTAATAGTGTTATCTCTGGGGGACGTTCTAATAGTATTTTGCTTTCGCCCAATCGTAATAATATTGACGATTTTATTGGTGGTGGAGAAAGTAATCTTATTGACGGAGATACTGGGGGAGGAGGAGGACATTGTGCTATCATAGGCGGTGGAGGTAACCACTGTAGCTCCAATTCAGGAGGGTCTAATGCTATTGTAGCAGGGGGTAGCAATCTATCAAGCGGAGTTTGGTCTGTCGTAATAGGAGGTAATACTAATATAGCTAGTGGTAGTGCAGCTGTTACTTTGGGGGGAGTTAATAATATTGCTGCAGGCGCTAATTCTGTTGCTTCGGGAGATACAGCCCAAGCAAATCACGATGGCTCATTTATATGGGCTGATAATTCAGGAGGTGCTTACGCTACTACTGCAGTAAATCAATTTAGAATCAGGCCTTCAGGCGGGGCATTCATTAATGGTTCTCTAAACATAATAGATGGTACTCAGGGTTTAGGTAAAGTTCTAACTTCTAATATCTCGGGGCTGGCTTCTTGGCAAACTCCGGCCCCAGCGTCTTTTTTTAATCTGGTAGCTTCAGATCCTGGAAGTCCTACTACAGGTCAAGTGTGGTTTAATACAACTGATAGTCAATTTAAGGGGTATAATGGTGTAGCTGTTATAATTTTAGGATAATATATGGGAACAAAATATACAGCTGATAATAGTGGTGATTTAGCTCTTGCGGGCAACCTTAATATAGGGGGTCAGTATGAAATTTCGGGAGTACAAATTTCTTCAGCTAATCTATCGGATTCTTCAAATTTAATAAAAACATCAACTATATTGGGAGGAGCTTTAAGTGGTACCTTTCCTAATCCAGGGCTCGTTCCGGGTTCTTTTACTCTCCCATACGCTGTAGGGACGTCTCCCGTGGATGTTAGTGTTGATTCCAACTTTGTTTGGGTAGTTAATATGGGCAGTAATAGTGTAACTAAATTATCTGCTTCTACCGGAACTTTTATAGGAACTTATTCTGTAGGGAGTAATCCTAGTGGTGTTAGTTCTGATGGAACTTGGATATGGGTAGCAAATCAGAGTTCTAATAATGTTACCAAACTTCTAGCTTCTACAGGAGCTACTATTGGAACATATAATGTAGCTATAGAACCTAAAGGGATTGCGTCTGATGGAACTTATGTGTGGGTAGCAAGTTTTGGTGTTGCTACAATTACTAAATTGTTGGCGGCTACAGGAGCTGTGGTATCTACTCATACAGTAGGTTTTTCTTCTCCCAGAGCTCTTAGCTTAGATGGAACTTATGTATGGGTAAGCGATGCAGGTAATAATACTGTCGCGCAGTTGTTGGCTTCTACAGGAGCTACTATAAGAACTATAAACGTAGGTAATGATCCTGTAGGTATTTGCTCTGATGGAACTTATACGTGGTTAGCAGATTATGGTACAGGTAATGTAACAAAGATTTTAGCTTCTACAGGAAGTATTCTAGGAAATTTTGCGATTCCTCATCCTGGGGGAATAACTACTAATGGAACTAATGTATGGGTTTCAAGTTATTTTGAAGGTATAGTAACAGAGCTTCTTACTTCTACGGGTGCTATAGTTGCGACCTATACTGTTGGCGCTGGTCCTCAAGGTGTGAATCTTAATGGAGCCAATATTTGGGTAGCTAATCATGGTGATAATACTGCTACTCACATAGGAACTTATTTAAATGGTCCTATAATAGGGGGAACAATTGCTGGAGGTAATTTATCTGGAACTTATCCTAGTCCAACTGTTAATACTTTAACAGCTGTTACAGGGGCTTCCTCTCTTGATAGTGGAGCTATTACTACTAACGGCTCAGGATCTATTACAGCTGCCTCATTTAATGGTCCTCTAAATGGCAGCGCTACTGCCGTAGGAGGAATAGCAGTTACGGGAACACCTTCTGTAGGCCAGGTACTTACTGCTACGGATTCTTCTGATGCAACTTGGCAGGCTCCTATAACCTCTGCAGTAAGAACTGTTAATTCTCAGGGTAGTGCTACATATACCTTCGCTTTGATTGATGGTAGTAATAGTGGGACTAATCCTTTAGTATTATTTACGGATTCTATAGATCCTTCAGTAACTGTTACGGTGCCTGAAAATGGATCCATTCCATTTCCTATAGGGACTCAGATCGAATGCATACAGATGGGAACTTCTCCAGTTTCTTTTATACCAGATGGAGGAGTAACAATTAATTCTATAAGCGGATATCTTACAATTGACGCTCAGTATGTTGGAGTGACTCTTATACAGGTCTCCATTGATAATTGGGTATTAATGGGTAACTTAAGTTAATGGCTACTTCTATAGGAATTCTGTCTTATAGCAGTGTACTTCTACCACCTCCTAATAGTGGGACATTTACCGTAGGTAATCAGCCCGACGCAATCGCTTTTGATGGTATTAATATGTGGATATGTAATAGTATGGACAATACTGTGACTGAGTTAAGTCCTACAGGAACTCCTGTTGGATCTAGCCCATTTTCTGTCGGTAATGGGCCGACTGGAATTGCTTTTGATCGGACTAATATGTGGGTGACCAATAAATTCGACAACACAGTTACTGAGCTGAACCTTTCTGGAGGCACTCTTGGAACATTCACTGTTTCCGCGGCAGCTCCAGAGGCTATTGTTTTTGGCGGTGGATATTTGTGGATAGCAAATCAGGATGGATCTGCTACTAAATTAAATACATCAGGATCTGTAATATGGAATTCTTCAGCCGGGGGAGGTTATCCTAACGCCCTCACTTTCGATGGAACGAATATTTGGGTTACTAATCCTTATAGTGGTACCGTTACTGAGTTAGCGCCAGATGGATCTTTTATCGGAACATTTTCTGCGGGTAGTTATCCATGGTCTATAGCTTTTGATGGTACTAATATGTGGATTGCTAATGTAGGTACAAACTATGTTACTAAAATGAATCTTACAGGTTCTACGCTAGGGACATTTACTGTAGGTAATAATCCTCAGGCTATTATTTATGATGGTACTAATCTCTGTGTAGCAAACCAAGGAGACAGTTCTCTGACTGTGCTAAGTACTAGCGGATCCACAATCAACACTTACCCTACTGGTAGTAACCCAACTGCGATTGCTTTCGATGGAACGAATATTTGGGTAGTTAACCAAGGCGATAACACCGTCACAGAGATAGCGGGCTAGTGACTTGTTGTTTAACATTTTTGAAAATTTTTTATATCTAAAGTGTATTAGTTATACTGGAGATATAAAATATGATTGATACTTTAAAACGATACTTAAGAATTGTAGAACATATACTTTTAGTTGTTGCTTTAATTTGTTCGGGAATATGGTTTCATAGATACAATTCGGAAAAACAGGCTCGCCAGACGGCTGAGATTGCGGCGAAGGGTTTGCCCTCAGGAACTTTGGCGGAGTATATTCTTAAAAATAGAGAGCTTCTCGAAGAAGTAAAAAACGCGAAAGGTAAGACTGTTGTAAAGACTGTTTACGTTCCTGATGAAGGAGGCGTTCAAGTTGTTACTAAAGAAAAAGAAGCTCTTCAAGCAAAATATAATGCCTTGATGGCTCAATTGTTGGCGGCAAAAACTCCTTCTGAGATAACGGCTATTCAGAAGGACCTTGCAGGGGTAGCTAATCAAATAGATCAGTCTACCACTGTTTCTGTTAAGACATGGGGCTTTACTAGTAGGTTTGGTTACGGCATGATTGTTTCACCCTCAGTTAAAACGACAATTCCTTATAATGGGGGCTCTTTAAGTCTACCCGTCACCCCTTCTTTAGATTGGAAGTGGGGTTATGCGGGAAGATACTCGGGTATTTTACAGATTAATCCTTATTTTTGGGGACCGGGGCTTACTTATCATATAGATAATTTAATGCCTCAGTTTCTTCACATTAACAACTTGGAGTTAGGCATTACAGGTGGACCAGGTTGGTTGGGTGGAAAATTTCTAGGACTTGATTTGAGAAATAACTTCTAACTATGTTTGAGCTAATCTCATGGGTAATTTGTTTAAGGCGTGGCTTAATCCGACGGTAGAGGTACTTTCATCTACATCTGTTTTAACTAAAGTAGGTGCAGCTACAGTCTCTTTTATTTTTGCTTCAGTTCTTAAAGCTCTTACACCCTCTGTAATAGGGACCGTAGTTTTACTTGTTTTGATAGATACTATCACAGGTCTAGTAGTAGCTGTTAAAAAGAAAAAAGTTTCTTCAAAGAAGTGGTATAAATCTCTAATTAAACTTAGCAATTACTGTGCTTTGATTATTGTAGGAGGTCTAGCAGGAGACATCTCTCTGTTATCTTGGCTTTCTAGCACCTTCCTTCTCTTAATTGTTATCACGGAATTAATATCTATATTAGAGAATATATCTATTATTCAACCAGATTTAATACCTGAAAATATTATAAGAGTGCTTCATTTGCTGAAGGATTAAAAATGGGTATAATACCTATTTATTTCCACAGAGATTTTGGGGCGGCTTGTCCACATCTTATTGATATACGACCCCCTACTCAACTGGTAGCTCAACTTGAGATTAAGGTTATATTAAAGTATTCTCCTTATCTCACTGACAGCAATCTCGGATATATACCAAGCGTTTACTCAGGCCTCCAACTGCTTACCCTCTTACACGGGACGCCTGAATATCTAAAACTATGCAATCCCTGCGTGGATGTAATCGCGTACACCAACCGACGGATCTACCCATTTCTGTAAATCATTATACTATTCGGGAGATGGTACATCTCCACGATTATTAATAACTTTAGTTATTAATAATCGTAATCTAAATAGCTAATAGCTATTTAGATTTAGCTTTTAGAAAAATAATAGAACGGCCAACAAAATCACAAAATAATACCACATATTACACCAAGTCATCTTAAAATAACTCCGGTATAATTATATTTTTATCCGCAGTAACTAACCCTACCCAGATTAACACCTCCAAACTTCGTTAGCCTCGATACATTCGATGGCGAAAAGCTGAGGTGAGCCTTTGTATAGAAACTCAAACGAATTACAATGTACTATCCGTCTAGCTTTAAGATATAGCACAAATAACTAGCATTAGCAATCTAGTTAGTCATATAATATAGCAATTAATTACTACCCGAAATGTTTAGTCAGAGCTTTTGTAAAATTAACTGAAGTGCGATATCTGGTTTAACAGGAGTAGAATATGAGTCAGACAGGAATGGTTAAGTGGTTTGATCCCAAGAAGGGGTATGGTTTTATTGTTGTGGAAGGAGTAGGAGATGTGTTTGTTCACTACTCCGACATAGAACAGGTTAAAGGGTTTCGTAGTTTGCGAGAGGGACAGCAGGTAAGATTTACGCTAACCAGTTCTGACAAGGGACATAAGGCTTCTAATGTAGTACGAACAGATTCTCTTGTAGCAGCCAGAGAGACGGTTTCTGCAGCCTAATGAAAAAGTCCCCTCAAGACCTAGAGCTTCTTAAAAAGCTTTCAGAAAGAAAAACGTCTACGGTAGCGTTTGATCTTGATGGGACCCTGGCAAAATTCTCCAGCTGGAAGGGATATTCTTCAATAGGGAATCCTGTTCCAAAAATAGCCAAGCTGGCCAGAAAATGTAAGAAAGCTGGAGCTTATATAGTAATATTCACTTGCAGAATTACTACAGCCGATAATAAGGTATATTTAAAATCAGTAAATACTGTAAGTCAATGGTTAAAATCAAACAGAATCCCTTACGACGAGATATGGTTAGGGATAGGAAAACCACACGCCGACTATTACGTAGACGACAGAGCTATTAGAGTTTCCTGCACACACTGTATAAACACTTTAACCTCAGAGCTCATATTGGCTAATGAGTGATACTAAGCCTTTAGACGCAGTTCAATTTATTAATCAAATAGCGCCTGAAGACGCTGATGATGCGTGGAAGGCGCAAGCTATATTTTGGGCAGATTGTTGGGCTTGTGCTATTAAGACATATACTATAAAACACAATGAGCCCTGTTCTAAAAAGATTTAATGAAAATAAGTCTAACAAAGGTAGACAGACTATCAAAAGCAACCCTTCAATGCCTCTGTGCTGAAAACATACCTTATTCAGGTACAGCAACTGTTAGCAATGTACTAACTCAAATCACAGGAAACCTACCTACTTGTTTTTGGTCAGATCTATCACATCGTATGTCCTATGAAATACCCGGAGCAAATTTTTCTGCTTATTTTCAGAACGGATATTGGGATGGTAGAAAAAAGCTTTTTAATAAGAAATTACTAACCTTACCTACAGGCTTAATTTCAATTCTCAGAGAAACCTGTAAAGATCATTTTATTACCTTAACAATTAAAGACATCAGAATCAAGCCCGCTCTAGGAAATATTATACCTTTAAAAGGACTCGCTTTAAGAGATTATCAGCTAATTGGAAGCAACACAGCTTTATCAAAGCAAAGAGGAATGATTCAGTTTCCTACGGGTGCAGGTAAGACGGAAATGATAGCTGATCTCATCAGCAAAACAAATCTACCCACCTTAGTACTAATTCACAAACAGGACATTTTTTATCAGCTGATAGAGAGACTACACAGTAGACTAGGTATTCCTATAGGCAAAATAGGTTGTGGTATAGTATACCCTCAGAATGTAACAGTAGCAATGATTCAAACAGTATTCAGGGCCTACGGAGGGGATCTTAAGAAAGTCAAAGATATAGATAGAGATGATACTATTATTCCTAAGCCTGAGATTATCAGACAGTGTGTAGAAAGATCCGAGTGTGTTATTATAGACGAAGCACATCACACGAGTGCTGACATCTTTTCTGAAGTATTACCTCGATGCACCAAAGCCTTTTATAGATGGGGATTTTCTGCCACACCCTTTAGAGAAGATGGTGCAGATCTTTTATTAGACGCCCATACGGGAGCCGTATGTGCTAAAATATCTGCCTCTGAACTTATAAGAAGAGGCTATTTAGCTAAACCCTCTTTCTACTTATTAAATTTTAATCATGGTAAACCCCCTGCAACCCCTTACGCAGGATTTTATACTCAACAAATTGTAAACAATATGGATCGCAACAAGTTAATTGTTCAAGCTACCCTGAAAGCCGTAACGTCAGGTAAAACATGTTTAATAGCCGTTACTCGAGTAGAACACGGGGAAGTTTTAGAAGCCCTACTGGAAGAAGTTATGCCCGGAAGAGTAAAATTTGCTCACGGAAAGCGTGACGCTGATGAACGTAAAAAGATCTTATCAGATCTAGACGCACGCAATCTAGACGTGGTTATATCTACCTCGGTATTCGGAGAGGGAGTAGACTGTCCCAGTCTAGACGTACTGATCAACACAAAAGCAGGTCAGTCAGGAGTAGATGCCCTACAATTGGCAGGAAGAGCCCTTAGAGTAACCCCTACAAAGAAGACTGCTACCATCATAGATATATACGATGACCAATGCAAATTTTTCGGTAAACATTCTAAGAGACGTTTCGAAGTATATCAATCTGAACCAGAGTTTAATCTTAAAAAAGTAAATTCTGTTGAAGATATTACGTTCAATTAGCGAAACATTTTGTCGTATTTATTGTAATATGTAATATGATCATCAAAGCAAGCGAAGCTATTATCGGAAACAGATATCTAGCCTCGGATGATGTCCCCGTCGAGGTTCTTGAGAAAGAAGCAAATACTATTACAGTACGGTCAGGCAAAACAGGGAATATTGTAACTTTGCCTTTAGAATATCAGCTGAAAGAAAGTGAAGGAGAAATAATCATGACGACAGAGAACACGGCAGGTGCACCTGCCCAGGTAAACTCGCCGAAGCGTGGAGTTAAGTCAGCGCTAATCGACGAGGGTCTAAAGGGCAGTCTCCCTACAGAGGAAATTGTCCGCAAGGTTTTGGAAGCTTTTCCAGATCTATCTGAGAAGAACGTCCGCAATCTTGTTAGCGTTCGTAGGTCTAAGCTTAAGAAGCTACCTACACCCACAGCCTAAGATCACCTTAGAAGTCGCGAAGCTCTCCGCGCGAATAAGAAATACGGAGAGCACCTATTTATAATATGTTAAAAATTAAACGCGATAAGTCTCTTGATCAGACAACATCCACCGAATTTGTTAAGTACTTTATCAACAAATACCGCCAAGAACTTAAAGTAGACTACCCAGTGAATTACGCTAGAGATTGCGTTATAATGTCTCAAATATTAGATAAATTTCATAACGCAGATAAATCTCGTAAAGAAGTATTTGTTTTCATAGACGAGATGTTTAAGTCTTATAACGATAGACCTCGATCCTTACCTATAGATGTTAGATTTTTATTAGCTGCCGCACCCTCTTATTTTAAAAATGGTGGAGATCTGGCTTCTAAAAAGGTAAAGAATAGTAAGATTGAAATAACTCCCGAGTTAAGAGAATGGCTTTTGAAAGAAAAAGAGAAGTGGGCAAAGAAATCTAAATGCTAAGCGAAAGAGATAAAAAGAAGCTTTTACGGCTAAAAGAGCAGATAATTTTAGCGTGTCCTAAATGCAAGGGAACCGCAATAGGTTGTTCATGTTTAGATATTTTTAGAGTAGAGTTTAGAAAGGTTAAATCAAATCTGCCTGCTAAATATAGATCTGCAAAAGTAGAAGATATTACTCACCCTCAAATTTTAGAAGCTAGAAAGATTTTGCAGGACTATGTAACTAAAATAGCTGATCACAAAGCTTCTGGCATGGGACTAGTACTATATGGATCTCCTGGATTAGCTAAAACACATTTAGCAAGCGCTGTTTTAAACGAAGCTTTTAAATATGGATACACTGGATACTTTACAACTTTAGATAGATGTGTTAATGAGTATGCAAGTGGATGGAAAGATCTGGATTTAAAGATGGAATTTACAGGATCAGTATTAGAAAAAGATTTTCTGGTACTAGATGAGGTAGGAAACGAATCTCGAACAAATGTAGCCTTAGTACGAGGATGTCTTAATGATATTTTAAGACATAGATCTAATAGTTTACTTCCTACAATTATAACATCTAATTTAGCTTTTGAAAAGTTCGCATCAGCTTACGGTGACGAGATATATTCACTTTTACATGAGTCAAGCATTCCTGTCCCTTTTGAAGGAATAGATTTTAGAAAGGGGATGGCCAACGTATGAGCGCAAGATCTAGAGCAGCCGCGATAGCTACAGAAGCTTTTAAGTCAACAGAAGGGCAGTTTAATACTCGAAATTATTGTCAGTATAATATTTTAGAAAATGGTCGATTTACTCCAGGACTTTCTACCATATCTAAACTGCCCGCCGGAGCCTATCATATTGATTGGGAAAATCCACACGGTCTTGTTTTTAAAAGTAGAAAAATTAAAGGTGATGAGTTTCTTAATCTAGAAGAATCTCTTTCAGGAAATTTATTTAAAGAGATCACAGAATTCTGGAAAAAGGGAAGTACTTTTAAGAAATTTGGTTTATTACATCGCAGAGGATATCTTCTTTATGGTCCTCAGGGATCCGGAAAATCTAGTATTATTTCCCAAACGGCCCATGAATTAGCCGTTAAAGAAAACGGAGTTACTTTTATTTGTGATCAAGTAAGTCTCATGTCGGACGCATTAGTTTCTTTTAGAAATGTAGAACCCGATAGACCTGTCATTTGTGTATTTGAAGATATTGATGACATCATTGAAAATCAGAGCGAGACAGTACTATTAGCTTTACTCGATGGAGAAACTCAAATAGATAAAGTAATCAATATAGCTACTACCAATTATCCTGAAAAGCTAGAAGATAGAATCATCGCTCGCCCTAGAAGATTTGATAGGGTAATCAAAGTAGACATGCCTAATTCTAATCTGAGAAGAGCTTACTTCAAGGAAAAACTTAATCTAGGTCTTGAAGATCTAAACAAGTGGACAATAGACACAGAAGGTTTGTCTTTTGCGTGCTTAACTGAATTAGTGATTAGTGTAAAATGTCTTGATCATGATTACGACGAAACTTTAAAGACGCTAAGAGGTATCTTAAAGTCTAAAGTATCAAGCAAGGACGATATAAGCAAACCAGGATTTGCACTTAAATAATGAATATTACTTTAGAAAAAACGTTTTTAAAGAAGTCTATTTCTTCCGTAGTTAGCTTACAAGAGCTGCCGCAGCTGCAATTCACAGAAGATTTACTTCAAGATCAAACGTGTCGTAAATTATACGAAGTAGCTAGCTGGTACTTTCTAAAGTATCAAAATCTGATATCAGTAGACACTTTAAAACTTCTACTAGATAAATCTACAAAGATAGACGCAGCATCTAGAGACAGGGTATTTTTACTTTACACAGAACTTCAAAATACTCTAGATCCTTTAGATCAGAACGTTAAATTTGTAGTTGATCAATTAAAAGACGAAAGAAGAAAGGATCTTTTAAAAGAGACCCTTTTAATATCGGCCAATAATTTTGAATCAGGTAAAGTAGATCAGGCTCTTCTTGATTTAAAGAAGGGTATTAATAAAATTGAGTTAAACGTTAAAGAAGATATCAAAGAAGGGTACTTACATGAGTCTTCAGATTTACGCTGGGACAGATATCAAGACATTAAGAACAATCCCGACAAATTTAAAGGTATTCCAATTGGATTTCCTTCTTTAGATATCACTACTAATGGAATTAGACCTGGACAGTTAATGGTAGTTATCGCAGGTGTAAAGGAAGGCAAAAGTACATTCCTCTTAAACGCAGCTTACCACGCATCTATATCGGGATATAATGTTTTGTATGTTTCAGTTGAAATGCCTAAGGAACAGATTGAAAGACGCTATGACGCTAGAGATAGCGGATTATCTTATAGTCGTATTAGAGATGGTAGACTTTCCCCTGATGAAGAGAGAATATATAAAGAATGTATTGTCAGGCAGAAGAATCGTCCAGGTAAATTTTATACTTTAGATGCTCATGACTGCTCAACATCATTCTTAAAGTCTAAGCTATTAAGCTTTCCTTACAAGTTCGATTTGGTAGTCGTGGACTATCTTACCTTAGTTAAGTCATCTAAAGCAGGCACTTCAAGTAGAGAGATGTGGCAAACAGTAGGAGATATCACTTACGAGATAAGAGACATTGCGCGAGAACTAAATGTTCCTATCATCACTGCAGCGCAGGCAAATCGCGATGGAATGAAAGAATCAAAGTATAAGTATGGTGTAGAAAATATTGGATTATCTCACTTAATTTCCGCCCACGCCGATACCTTAATATCACTTCGCTTAGTAGATAGAGATGAGCTCGAAATTAATGATGTAGTCGAGATGACTGCAGCTACCATTGCTGTTCGAGATGATAGAGCTTGCCGGTTCACTCTAGATGCCTGCTTTGATAAGATGTTGCTTTGTGAAAGACAGTTGAGACTAACGGGAGATACTACCCCTAGTCGCGGTTATTAAGCCGAAACATTTTCCTAAATTATTCGTATAAGATATAAGCCGTAATAATTTAGGAGAAATATGTCCAAAGCTACCGACGCTCAAAAAGCCCATTTAAATCAAGTCAATCAAGATTTGATGCCTTTATTTTTCAAGTATCACGATATTAAGATTAAACTGCAGACTGTAACTGATCCCATTATTAAAGATTCTCTTGAGTACGATGGAACGCAATTTCGTAATCAGATAATTGAAAAGATGTTGACCGAGTTATCCGATTACATTGATTCTTTAATTTATAGCTGGAATAATCATTTTGATTATAGTGAAGGTAAGTCTTACGCTTACGAAAACTTGTTAGAAGCAGTTCAAAGGTATAATCCGCACGTGACACCTTTTTGTAAGTTTACATCGTTTTTTTATATGTATAATCAAAATATTTTTAAGAATCTCTTAATAGGGACTAGAGCAAAGAAGAGAGATGTGTTTAAGACAGATTCTCTAGATGCTACCTGGGAAAGTTCTAGCGACGATATTGATACCCCAAAGATAGCCGAAAGCAATTTAAAAGATACTCCTTCCGAAGATCCTTCTTCTCAATTAGAAACCAAGTTAGTTGTCCAAGAGTTGTACAAGAAAGCTTCTCCTAAACAGAAAAGAATCTTGAAGAGACTATATTTTGGACATAGTCGTGCAGATATTGCACGATCTTTAAAAATGTCTCAAACAAGAATTAATTCTCTAATCAACCAACTACCCGCGTTATTGGAAAAATAATGCGTAGAGACACAGCTGTAGCAATAATTTTACTTTTAGCTTTTCTAGCAATAGGAACTTATATAGGTCTTTATATTTATTTAGGGATTTACGAATAATGGATATCTTTGACGTTCTAGATAAACATAACGTAGATTATCAATCTCAGGGAGATTTATACGTAGCTTATTGCCCTTTTCATAATGACACAGGAAGACCTAACTTTACAATATACCCCAAGACTAATAGCTACTATTGCTATAGTTGTGCGAAAGGGGGAGGACCTGTAGAGTTTATAATGGCTGCTGAAGGTAAAACTAAGGAAGAAGCTACTCTTATTGTCCATGAAGATTTATCATTTTTAATTAAGAAGCTAGAAGAAGAACCTCCTACTCATCCTGTTAATGATGAAGCTAATCTTCAACTAAGCATCCAGATTAGAGATTTCTTAAAAGTTAATCCAGATAAGATATCAAAGATACTAGGCATATGTAGAAGAATGGATGAAACTTTAAATAAAGGACCTCTTACTCGAGAAGAAGCTGCTGATTTAACTCAAAGAGTTACTAAAGTTTTAAATTCACTCAATGACAAAATGTAATATTATATATGGTTATACTCATAGAAGCACTACTGACTATAATCATAGGCTATACGTTATTAGCATCTTTCGGATGCTTCTGGACGGCTTATAAAATTTGGAAAATTAATTAAAGGACTATTATAATGAAAACAATTTTAATCTTGAGCGGTGGACTTGACTCTACAGTACTTCTTTATAAACTAAAGGCAGAAGGTCGCGACGTCAAGGCCCTGTCGATTAACTACGGTCAACGCCATTCTAAGGAACTAGAGTTCGCCAAAAAGACCTGCGCCAAACTTGGAGTAGAGCACCAGATTGTAGATTTGTCTTCTCTAAAGCCGCTACTCGGAGGTAGCTCGCAGACGGATGCTAGTGTTGTAGTTCCCGATGGTCATTATGCTGCTGAAAATATGAAGCTTACAGTGGTACCTAATCGTAACTCAATTATGTTAAATGTAGCAGCAGCTTGGGCCATTTCTGAGAAAGCAGACACTATTGCATACGGGGCACATTCGGGGGATCATCAAATTTATCCTGATTGTCGAGAAGAATTTGTTGATGCCTTGAATAAGACGCTAGCTCTGGCAGACTGGCATGTAGTTCAGATTGAGAGACCTTTTATCAACATTTCCAAAACAGATGTAGTCAAGCTTGGTAGTCAGCTGAACGTTCCCTGGTTAGATACCTGGTCATGCTACAAAGGCGGAGAAATAGCTTGCGGAACCTGTGGCACCGACTACGAGCGTCGTGAGAGTTTTATCGAAGCAGGTGTTACAGATCCTACGCCTTATCTAGATTCTACCACCAAGTTTGCTTCTCCAGTATAATCATGACTAAAAGATCTCGTTACTACGTGGTAGATCATATGCTTGGCCCTACTGTTATTAAAACTACGGATAAACGTAAGATTACAGCGTGGCTTAACAAAGTATATGATGACGCTTCTGATGAAGTTCGAAAGACAGAGGTAGAAGATTCTAAAGTAGAATTAGTGAACCTAATTGATCTAGATTAATTTGGCGACAACTTTTGTATAAATATTATGAAAGAAAAACTAACTAAGCGATACTCAAGAAAACTATCTTATAAATTTGCTTCAGAAGAGTTCTCTACAGAACTTGTTAGAGAAGTAGAATATTCTTCTAAAGAAGAATTTTTAGCTGCTAGTGATAAACTCTCAGCTCAGGTAAAAGCCCTAACAGCTAGAGACTTAGAAAAGCATTCAGAGCTTCTAAAGGAAGCTGTTGAAAACGGTGATGCTGTCAAGTCGCAGGAGTCTACAGTTTAATTTATGCTAACAGCTGAACAACGTCATAATCTTTACGAAGAGCTAAACTCTATTCATCTAGAGCTTGATGGAGATCCGGCTACTACAGGTCTTAGTTTAGTTAATGGTAAGATCGCTGAGATCCACGCTCACAAAGAACGTGTAGGACATATCTTATCTCAAGCCATTGAAAATGAAAGAGAAATCACTCGCCTTTTAAACGAAGCTAAATTAGAGCATGAAATTAAGCTTAACAAAATTTTATCTACTGTAGAGACTGTCAGATCTCAAAAGTCCCAGGATATGCGTGTTGTTGCCGCCAACGCTTTGATTCCAGAAGAGTATCTCAAAGTTCGTCAGCTTGAGATTGAAGCTAATGACGCCGATTGCTTTCACAAGATTGTTCAATCTAAGTATAATCATTTAGAAGGAACCAATTCTAGCGTATCTAGACAAATTACTGTAATTCAACTTCAACTAGAGATTGGCGAAATTGAGCGCAGATTTCCTGGACAATGGCAAGCATCTCCAGGATCTAGTCGTACAATAACTGTAAAGGGAAGCTAATATGGCTAAATACCTTGAAGATGTAGAGGTTTTAAAAATTTCCGAAACAGATGGGTATGTTTGGTTAGATAAAGAAACAAACAAAACTTGGGCTGTTCCTTTAGTTTTATCAGGACTTATAGCTCCTACTCTTATGATGCTACCTCCAAGACCTGAAACTTTAGAAGAAAAAGAACTTCGCAAAGAAAATGTGCGTAAGGCAATAGATTTTGCGAGACAGCGAAATAATCCAGTTGTGGTATCAGAACTAGAAAAAGTTCTAGCAAAGTTATAATGCCTCGTATAGGACTTAAAGCTCTTGGGGTTAATTTAGACCCTATTAAACATCTTACAATAGAAGAAGTATTCGGTTCAGGCGTAATCGCAGTAACTGAATGTAATAAGAAGTGGTGGAAGATTATACGTGATAAAAATCTTAAAATTAAACTAAATGTTACGGGAGTAAAATAAATTATGTCATTTAAAATTAAGCGTGAGAAGGATGTAGCTGAGGGAGATTACCTCGCACGGCTATCTGAAGTAACCCCTCAGACGAGCCAGTATGGTGAATGTATCAGGTTCCAGTTTGAAGTGCTTGACGGAGAATTTGCGACTCAGGAAGTTTCAATGCTACACAACGCGAAGCTACAGATGGGCAACAAGTTAGATCGCGCTCTTGTAGAGATGGGTATTGATACTTCTACTGTTACAGACGAGCTGGATGTAGATGTATTAAAGGGTAAGCTTTTTAAGATTAAGGTAGTACACAAGACTAGCACTAAAGGTAAGGTATTTGCCAATGTAGTATCTGCTAGACCTACAACCTCTAATTTCACTCCAACAACTGCCCCTGCAGCTCCATTAGCCACACCTGCTCCAACGCCTGCTAGGCAGACAGTTCCTGCAGCTAGACAAGCTCCTGTAGCTAATCAGACCCTAATAGAAGACGTCCCTTTCTAAAGTTAGCCGCTCTACAAGAGAAGATATTTCTTAAGAGGAAATAATGGAAACCAAGTCAGCATCATTGAAAAGTATACTAGATCAGATCGAGAAGGATTTAGGCCTAAAGGTCCAAAAGCTATCAGATGCACCACCTCTAGACATAGAAACTATCCGATCAGGATCATTCCTATTAGATGATGCTCTTGGTGTTCCAGGATATCCTCGAGGCCGTATTATCGAAATATTTGGCGCTCCCTCAGGAGGCAAAACCAGCCTAGCTTTAGCAGCTATTGCTTCCGCCCAGAGTCTGGGAGGTACTGCTGCATTTATTGACGTTGAACATGCTTTTAGCAGACAGTATGCTAAAGATCTGGGAGTAGATGTAGATAATCTATATTTCGTTCAGCCTGATTATGGCGAGCAAGCTCTAGAAACTATGGAGCGTCTTATTGCTTCTAATTCTTTTGATATCATCGTCTTAGATAGTACCGCAGCTTTAGTACCTAAGGCTGAAATGGAAGAAGATATGGAGAAACAGTCAATGGGTCTCCAAGCTAAGCTCATGAGCAAAGCATGTAGAAAGATCACACCTATTATTGGTAAGACAAAGACAGTAGCAATCTTTATTAACCAGATTAGACAGAGTATGAGCATGTACGGTTCTCCTACGACAACTCCTGGCGGAGAAGCTCTAAAGTTTTATAGCTCAGTTCGCTTAAGTGTTCGAAAGGTATCTGGCTCTGAGATCAAAGAAGGTACTAATATTCTAGGACATAAAATGGCTATCAATGTGGTTAAGAATAAGGTTGCTCCTCCGATGCGCACAACAGAGCTAACTTTCTTATACGGCAAGGGCATTGATAAGGTATCAGATCTAATTGAGTTTGCTTTGGATAAAGGCTTCTTAGAGCACAAAGGACATACCTATACCTTTGAAGATCAGAAGTGGGTTGGTAGAGAGAATGCTGCCGAAGGTATTCGCAATAACCCTGAGATCTATAAAGCCATCGCTCAGAAAGTAATAGATACTACAGGTACAAAATCAGCTGCGAGTAACTAATGTCTACTTTAGGAACATCTGTCTCTTCGACGGACGGAACTACTTTTACGCTCAGCTCAGGTAATAACTCAGTTGGAGCTATAACTGCTGCTAGTACTAGCACATCTATTACTAATACCCCTTCATATGGTCCGTGTATACATGGAACATACGGACCATGTACTATGTGCTATCCCGGCTATAGCCAAACGTGTACATGTAATATGTATGGGTCTATATGCCCTATGCATGCCAGCTCTATTATTAATATTCCTACAGTTTCTACGCCTGGATGGACTACCTGGCCTCCTTCTCCCCCTCCTGTAGATCTACACGCTAAAGAAGGACATAGCGTTACTCATGAGATAGTAACAGACGAAAAAGGCTTGAAGATAGTGTTCAAATGTTCCTTCTGCTCGGAAGTTATATATAAAAAATATATTGTTAGAATTCCCCGAAAGGTTAAGGAAGAAAAGTGCCTAGTTCGAGTTCTCAACCACAGATAAAATCCTGGCTTTGTTGCACCCTTAATCCTTTGCTAGAGTGTATGTTATGTGGCTTAAAGTTATGCGATCACCACTCTACCCTAAAAGGATTTACTGAAGTATGGAATACTACAGGTTCTTGTACCAAAGTCTCTGTAGGAGAACCTGAGGGATGTCATATTTGGGGAAGTTCAATATTCTGCCGCAACGAATAACACGAATACTAGTATTATATAATATGAAATTAAAAGTAAACGAAATTTATGGACCTGTTAAGCAGGGAGAAGGCAAATCTTCAGGACTAGAAGTTCTCTTCCTAAGACTATCAGGATGTAATCTAGCTTGTTCTTGGTGTGATACCCCTTATACGTGGAATTGGCAAGGCACCAAATTTGTTCATCCAGAAAAGTATGATCCTATGAAAGAAATTGTTTTTATGGATATCGACGAGATCAAGGCTGAATTAGATAAGCTTAATACTAAAGCTGTAGTAATCTCTGGAGGAGAACCCCTACTCCAACAGAAGCCTCTTTTCCCTTTAATAGAGGCTCTTAAATTAAATGATTATTGGGTAGAGATTGAAACAAATGGTACAATAGTTCCCGACCCCGAATTTCTTGATTTAGTAGATCAGATCAATTGCAGCCCTAAGTTATCTAATTCAGGCCCAGATAATCGACCTACGATGCGTGAGAGACCTGAAGCATTAACCGCTTTAGCCTCCAGTTCTAAAGTATCTTTTAAATGGGTAGTTACGTCAGATAAGGATTTAGAGGAAATAGAAACGCTTATCTCTAAATATGGTATGAAAGAGAATTACTTAATGCCTGAAGGTAAGACTCGAGTTGAGCAGTTAGCTCGACAGGACAAGGTTAAAAAGCTTTGTGAAGAAAAAGGATTCAAGTTTAGCCCCCGACTACATGTATTAGAGAATGACGTTAAAAGGCGGATATAATGACACTTCTTCTTAATGCAGGATATCATTTATTAGTGTATCTTTTTATTTTAGCTGTAGTAATATTTATTCACGAGATGGGTCATTACTTAGCTTGTAAGAAGTTAGGTATAGAAGTAGAAAGTTTTGCCTTAGGATTTGGTCCTGTATTATATAGTTTTAATTATTGGAACACTGAATTTTCTCTTAGAGCCATTCCTTTAGGAGGCTTTATCAAACCTGCCGGAATTGATAAGAGTCCTTCTGAATCTAGTTCTGATGAATATTTTGGTAAAGCGTGGTATAAACGATTACTGGTAGCCTATGCAGGACCTTTAATGAATTTTGTTTTAGCGTTTGTTATCTTTGTAGGATTAGTATTTATTAAGGATTCACGACCGCAGACGTTAGCTAACACATCTACAAATATTTCTCATAGCGTTACGCTGAGCTCCAGGATATGCTGGTATCAGATCTCACAGACGTATCTTATTATATCTTCTAAACTTGGACAACATCAAAATCCAGGACTAATGGGACCTATAGGTATTTTTCAAGCTGTATCTCAAGCAGCATCTAGCTGGGTTGAAATCTTTTCAATGATGGCCGCAATTTCCATAGCTATAGGCTTGTTCAATATTCTACCCATCCCTCTACTAGACGGAGGATTCGCAGTATTATTTCTGTGGGAAGGACTCACAGGAAAATTTCCTTCAAAGACAGTTGTTTTTGTTTGGCAGGTATTAGGAATAGCTTTTCTAGGATCGATTCTTTTACTAGCCACAGTCGGAGATCTAGGCAGACTTTTACATCCGTAACCCCTCCTAAAGAGATCCACCTTTTGTATTATATAGGTGGTTACTATAAAATCTCTTCGCCTGCAAAACTTTCAGGCTCATAAAGATAATACTATAGTCTTTGACGACTACTTCAATTGTGTTATTGGAGCAACCAGATCAGGTAAGTCATCTATGGTACGCGCTCTTAACTTTCTAATATACAATGTATGGCATAGTTCTTATGTAAGGCATGGGTGTACCGAGGTAGTAATCACCGCGACTTTGTCAAATGGATTCACTATTATTAGGATCAAAGGCGATAAAATTAATCAGATAGATGTAAGAGATTCTCAAGGTAAGGTTAAAACGTACGATAGCTTTGGTACCAACTTACCTAAAGAAGTATGCGAAGTACTAGGTATCCACCCACTTCAGATAGATGAAGATGAATTCATTACGTCTAACGTAGTGGATCAAGATGAGCCCATGTTTCTTTTAAAAGAAAGTGGGCCTACTAAAACTAAGATTCTCGCACGCCTCGCGGGACTACACTGGATAGATTTCGCTCTAAAAGATCTTAACAAAGATAGGCGGCGACTATCTAGCGAAACAGACAGTGTTAAGTCGTCTAATTTTGAGCTTAATCAGAAATTATCTAAGCTTCCTGATCTTACAGAGGCTAGGACAAAGATAGTTCAAGTACGCACAAGGTACGAGAGCTTACGTGAGCTAGATACATACTATAACACAGGATTAGCTCTTAAAGGAGATATTGTTTCTTGGAAGAAGCAATATTTTGAATTTAAGAAACTTAAAGACCTTAACTTTAACAATCTGATTAAACACGCGACAACAGCTCAAGATCTATATCAAGGGTATCATAAGTTGAAGGATTTGTCGTATCGATTAGAGAATATATCTGACTCCACTAAAAATTTAGCCTCTGTTAGAATAACTATCCAGAGAGATCGAATAGAGTTGGAACATCTACTTGAAGAAGCTAGGATAGCTGCACCAATATGCCCTACGTGTAAGAGAGAATTATGAAATCTTTAGTTCTAGGAGATTGCCATTTCTGTGATAGAACACCTCTTCGTAGAACAGATGACTTTTTACAAGCGCAGTTTACTAAATTAGCTAATTTAGAGAATTTAATTATAGCTGAAAAGGATATTGACTCTCTTTTTTTATTAGGAGATGTATTTGATATTCCCAAGCCTTCTTTAGAATTAGTGAATAAAGTAATGGAACACCTAGACCGTATTAACAAGCTTTTACCACTAGGCATATACTCTATCGTAGGTAATCACGACGTACATGGTAGAGTAGAGAGCATACAAGAGACAGCGTTAGGAACGTTATATGCTTCCAGATTAGTAAAGCAATTAAAGGGTAGACAAGTAATTAAAAATATTTCTTTTTTAGGGATAGACTATTTAGTTAATCACACCTCTGAAATATATAAAGGGAATAATCAAATTATTTTAACTCATAATATGTTACTTCCAGCACCAGCAATTTTTAAACATGTCCTCGCTAAAGAAGTAGAATTGCTAGCCCCTAATACAACAATCTTTGCAGGGCATTATCATACCCCTTTTCAAGTAGAGTTTTCTAACAACTGTAGGATAATCAATCCGGGGGTATTAGTTCGCACTGATATATCTGAAAGAAAGATAGTCCCTAGCGTTGTTAAATTTGAAGCTTCTATGAATACTAATTTACAAGTACATTATACTCGAATTCCTTTAGAACAAGATAACGGGAACACAGTATTTAATTTAGAAGATTATAAAGAAGAGAAAACACAAAAGTTAGATCTAGAAAAGTTTATTAATGGGCTCAAACAAAGCCAATTTGAATCTCAAGATATTGAGAAATTAATTCAAGAAGTAGGTAAGTTATCTAATGTTAATGAAACAATTTTACAAGAAGCTTTAAAAAGAATTAAAACAGCTCGCATGATAGTGCATTAATAGATTCTTTCTTCTGTATTTATAATATGAGTTCGCAAATAACACATCTGGTAATTCAAAGAAAATTCAACGAGACTATTAAACATATGGTTACATTAGCAAAGACGCCGGTTTTTAACTTACAAGTAGAAATTTTAACTCTACTAGGACGTTCCCCTATGCGCTTTAGAGACCTTAAGTCTCGCCTTAGGATAACTGATGACAACGCTTTAGATGCAACTTTACAGACTTTGCGTAAGAATAACCAAATTTATTATACTTCAAAGGTAGGATGGTCTATTGGAAGTAGTCGTAAGAAGAGTAACAAACCTAGATAATATGGATCTCTCTAAGGAGAAATTCTTAGAGTGCGTAGATGGATGTACTCATACATCCACGAGTGAAGCTTGTACACAATTTTGTATGCATAATATACACTTAAGTAAGTGGTGTATTCGATGTAGAGATATTTGTGGAGTAGTTGTAGTTAGACCTAACGATATTCAGGAGAGATCATGATTGTATCAAAGACATTTAAGTTTGAGGCCGGTCACAGATTAGCATTTGGATATCCAGGTAATTGCCAACACGCACACGGACATTCCTATGTAGTTACAGTAGTAATGGAAGCTAATACTGACGATCTTGATAAGTTTGGCTTTGTAAAAGATTTTAACGATTTCAAATCTCTTAAGCAGTGGATTGACGATAAATGGGATCACTCTTTTTTGGTCGCGGAGAAAGACACCCCTATGCTTACCTTTTTAAGAGAAAATAAGCAGAGACACTATATTTTTGACAATAATCCTACCGCAGAAAATATTGCCCGAGAACTATTTATTATTGCGGAAGAACTTTTAAACGATGGCGCAGCTTCTGTTACGGAAGTAAGAGTCAATGAAACGGCTACATCTGAAGCTGTCTATAGATCTACTTTGGTTCAAGATGCTTTAGACGTTAAGAGACTACTAGCCACAGCTAAGGCTTAATGAAGACAAATATAGAAGATATTCGAAACAGGTTAGACGACCTTAAAAAGAAAGAGGCCGTGGTAGGAACTAGAGAAGAGTATCTAGCTGAAGAAAAGAATAAGCTTCTTTTAGAAGTTAATAATTTGTTTGAATCTCTTAAAGCTACAGGATATTTTACACCTGAAGAATTAACTTCTCAAAATCTAGAGGGGGTAATGTCTAAGTTATATAAGATCATTGAAGATGAACTTAAACTAAGCGAATTGCCTACTTTATGATAGTAATAGATGCTGTCACAGATTGGCTACAACAGAATGCTGCAGGAGTGATAGTAGGACTTTTACTATGGGTTATTTTTCTAGGAACTATTGCTTATCATGTCAAACAACAAAATAATCTCCCTAGGAAGTAAATTAGTTAGTTTAGAACAGCGCCTACAATATTTAGAAGGCCAAAAAGAAACTCTTACTACCCAGTTAGAAGAAAATTCCCTTAGATTAAAAGAAATCACTTCTGAAGAAGATACTTTTCTTAAAGCCTCCAGCTTATTACAATCTGTCTCAGAAAAAACCCGCGAACTGAGTATAACAAAGATCGAAGGTATTGTTACTAGTGCTCTGCAGGAAATTCTAGATAACCCCTCTATTCAATTTGTGATTTTATTTGAGAACAAGCGCAACGCTGTTAGCGTAGAATTTAAGATTAGAGACAATTTGATAGGTACTGATATGGATGTTATTAACGGGGAAGCAGGAGGTCTAAAGAACGTAATTTCTACTATCCTAAGGCTAGTCATTATAGATCTTCACTCACCAAAGATAGAAGGACCAATTATCTTAGACGAGGTAGGGGCCAATATTAGCATAGAGTATCAACCACGATTTGGTAAGTTTTTAAAAGATTATAGTCGAATGATGGGTCGTCAAATTATTCTTGTTTCACATTCCACGTCAGTTATGATAGAAGCAGACAAAGAAATTAGACTAAGTCAAACAAACGGAGTTTCTAAGGTAGTCTAATGGCAAAGAAGAAACGCAAAATTCCTGCTAGAACTATACTACGCAGATTACATAAAAAGGCTGACAAAGCTTTAAGCGACTATATAAGAAAAGAAACTATAGTTAAATATGGTAAGTGCCCTCTCTGTCTCAAAAAGCCTGTAGAAGTATGTTTTCACTTTGTGAGCCGTCGCAGAAAGATACTTCGATGGGATGCTAGAAACGTGATTGGTTCATGTCGAACGTGTAATTATGTTGAACAATTTTTGCCTGATTACAGCCGCTGTTGGTACATAAATCAGTTTGGAGTAGATCAGTATTTAGTCCTTGTAGAGGAATCCAGAAAGAGTTTTACTCCTACTCCTGAATATCTACAAGGTATTATTGATAAGTATACGACAAAATCTGTATAAATAAAATGGATCAGACTGAGACGTTTTGCGTTGAGCAGATACAGCGACTACTTGCAGGTAAGAAATGTAGTTTTAAGAACAAAATTTTAGCAGATCTTTTTAAGAGGGCTGCTGACGAAGTCATTGAAAAAGCGGGTACTAACGAAGTTACTGTAAATGGCGTTACCATCTACAAGAAAAAGAGTACTAAGCAGTATATCATCCACATCAGATGGACACCTGAAGATAAACCTAAGAAGCAATCTAATAAGCCATGACCGAAAAAAAGAACGACCTAAGCCCCGAATTTATTAGAAGCCTCCAATCAGCTATGGAAGATCCTACCTCAGGAACAGATTCACCTATAGAAGCTATTAATCGACTTCGAAAAGCTGAGAACCCTACTAATCTAGAGGATCTTCGTCGTAAGTTAGACGAGAACGCTGGCCGCTTTTCTCCTAAGGTAGTATTTCCTGGAGAGCAAGTATCCTCTTCTAATAGTGTTAACATTCCTCCCGGAACATCCTCAGGCCCTATGAAAACTGCCTCTGCCCCTCCTCCTGAACCCCGAGTAGAGACTCGTGTTGTTTATAAAGGCCATAGATATAATGGTGACTTCTTCTCATGTATGGCAGTCGCTTTAGTTGAGCTTAACAACCCTAAAGTAAATGAAGTTATGAATGCCTGGGCTTTTGTTCTTAAAGATCTAGATGGAAATCAAGTCTTTCCCCAAAAAACTGTTTCTCGACCTCGCTCCAAAAAGAAGAAAAAGTAGTATAATTAAGTAATGAACAACCTTTGCTGCTTACTCAACGGAATAAAGTATTGTGAAGTTTGCAGAGCAAGTCACTGTTCAGGATGTTTATACGACCAGTATACAAGTGCACGAGCTGGAAAGTACTTCGCATACGGACCTAATTGTAATCCCTCCCTTCATCAAATACCTAAGAGGTAAAGCATGTCCTTTGATTTAATTCCCAACCAGAACTGTACTTTATGTGGACTATGTAAGACTCGAAAAACTATCGTTAACGGAGTAGGACCTATTACTTCTAAGATCATGGTTATTCGTGAAGGACCTAATTTCGAAGAAGATAAGATGGGATCTCCTATGCTTGGAGATGCTGGCAGATTATGGAAACAGCTATTAAAACAAGCTGGAATAGATTATCGAGATATCTTCATGACTAATTTAACTCGATGTCATGGAGGAGTAATAGATGCAAAGAAAGGTCCTAAAGATCCTTCCACTGAAGAAATAGTTGCTTGCTCCCCTTTCTTAGATGAAGAAATTAAGAGAATTCAGCCTGTAGTAATAGTACCTGTAGGAAATATAGCTCTTAGATATTTCTTAGAAAGTAAAGCTGCTTCTATTATGTCTCACAGAGGTACTGAATTTTGGTCAGATAAATATAATTGCAAAATTATTCCTACTATACATCCTGCAGCCATCCTAAGAAATCCTCAGTATACATCTATTACTGTTCAGGATCTAGTAAGAATTAAAGAGTCCTCTAAGTATACTGGATTAACTCCTAAGAGTACAGGTAACTATACTATTGTAGACACTCCTGAAAAAGTAGAGATGTTATTTAAAAATCTAACAGAAGCTAGTGAAATAGCTATTGATATTGAGACGACCGATTTAAATCCCCGCAAGGGCGATATTTCTTGTATTGGATTTAGCTGGAAGGACAGAGAAGGATGGTGTCTCCCCTTAATGAAGGCTGGAGGTAGCACCGATTCTTTTTGGGAATATTCAGTTACTATTGATTTATGGGAAAGAGTCAGAAAGATTTTAGAAGGCCCTTCTAAGAAGATAGGACATAACTTTAAATTCGACCAGAAGTTTTTTATAATGAAAGGCATTAAATTAAACAATTTCTGGTTTGATACAATGTTAGCCCATCATCTTATTGATGAGAACGCCGAAAATTTACACGGTCTAAAAGATTGTGCATGGGCTTATACTGATATGGGAGGCTACGATAAAGATTTAGATGATTGGTTTAAAGCTAATAAACAATTTAAAGGTCAATATATTCAAGTACCTTTCGATATGCTTAATCTATATTGCGCAAAGGATGCTGACTGCACCTTTAGACTTTTTAAGATATTCGAGCCTCAGATTAACGCAGCTAATCTCACTAGACTCATGAGACAGGTAGTTTTACCTGCTAGAGATGTTTTAATGGATGCCGAGTTGTTAGGTATTCAGGCTGATCGAGATTATATAGAAAAACTGAGGGTAGAGTATTCTACAAAGCGAAGTTCTTTAGAACAGAGCATTTTTGGTTCAGTAGGACAGCCTTTTAATATCAATTCATCAAAGCAGTTACAAGATATTCTATTTACCAAATTAGGTTTCTCTCCCGCAGGTAAAACCAAGGGAGGGGGACTATCTACAGATAATAAAGCTATAGAAATTATTTCAAAGCAGAATCCTAACCATCCTATACCTAAGCTTTTATTAGAATATAAGGACTGTCAAAAGATTTTAAGTACTTTTATCGAAGGGCTATCAGAACATATTGATGTAGATGGTAGAGTACATAGCAACTATAAGCAGCACGGTACTACTACGGGAAGATTATCTTCTAGCGAACCTAACATGCAACAGATTCCTAGAGAGTCTATTGTAAGAGGTATCTTTATATCTCGTCCAGGATATAAGTTAATTGAAGCCGACTATTCTTCGGCTGAATTTAGATGGTGGGGTGAATATAGTAGAGACCCTCAAATGGTAGAAGATTTAAAAAATAATGTAGATATTCACAGAATGACATACGCCCTATCTCACGGAGTAGACATTAGCAGTGTTACCGACACTCAGCGGCAGCAGGCTAAGGCGACTGTATTCGGTCTTATGTTCGGAAGAGGAACATGGTCTCTTGCCGAAGAGCTAGGTATTCCTGAATCAGACGCTAAAAAAATTGTAAGTATTTTCTTTGGTAGATATCCTCAGGCACAAGCCTGGTTAAAGCAACAAATCTTTATAGCAAAGAAGACTGGTCAGGTAGTTAATTATTTTGGAAGAATTCGCAGACTTCCAGGAATTAATAGCAATCAGGATATGGCTAGATCTGAAGCTGAAAGACAGTGTAAGAATTCTCCTATCCAAGGAGCTGCAGCAGACATGACTATGATAGCCTCTGTACGTATTAAAAAGGCTTTACTTAATGCAAAATTAACAGGTAGTTTAGTAATGACAGTTCACGATTCTTTAGTGTATGAAGTACCTGAAAATGAAGTAGAGGCTACCTTTAGTATAGTTAAAGCTGAAGCTGAAAGACCTGTAGCAGGAGCGATAGTTCCTATGTTAGTAGATATCAAAGTAGGAACTCGATTAGGTTCTCTAAAGAAGATAAAGAATATATCAGAATTATCTTCTGAATTATGTATTAAATAATATGAGCACCTCCCTATTAGTTAAGCTAAATAGTCCTGACGCAAAAGTACCTTTTAAAGCCCATCCAGATGAAGACGCAGGATTTGATTTAGTAGGTACCCATGACGTAACAGTTAAAGCTTTTGAATCTGCTATCGTTGACATTAAGTTAAGTTTAGGTATTCCTAAAGGTTATTACGGCCAATTAATGACCAGATCATCTATGGGTAAAGCTGGATTACGTATTCACCCAGGAGTAATTGATCAAGGATACAGAGGAAACATTACCGTAATAGTTGTTAATTTAACTAGCAGAGATTATGAAATTCATACGGGTGACAAGGTAGCCCAGCTATTAATTCTACCTGTACCTAAAATAAAAGTAGAAGTTGTGACTGAACTACCTGAATCTAGTAGAGGTGAAGGTGGCTTCGGCAGTAGTGGCAGATAAATATATGGAGATTCTAATGGAAACAGTTAATACGACTGAGACGCGATTGGAAACAATTTCTAGGGCTGGAGGATTTAAGAAAGCAGCTTTGCCCGATGTACATATTACCCCTGATGAAAGAGGGATTGAGATTAATCGTGTTGGAGTAGAAGGTGTAGCTGTTCCAATTGTCTTAAATCGCAAAGGCGGAGGAGAACCTGTAAAAACTTTAGCCAAGGTTAATATGTTTGGATCTTTAGAGAAGCGCTTGAAAGGGACCAATATGAGTCGCTTCGCGCAGTTGTTTGTTACGGAGGATAATCACTCAGCACTATCTGGCAATGCCTTCCCAGCTCTTTTAGAGAAGTTAGCTACCAGTTTAGATACAAAAGATGTATACATCTCTGCAAGCTTTGACTACTGGATGAATAAGACTACTCCTGTAAGTAAGATTTCAGCTCCTTCAGGATACTCTTGCAGATTCATTGGACAGCTTGTATCAGGTAAACTTAAATTTATTACTGAAGTAACAGTTCCAGTCGCCTCATATTGCCCTTGCAGTAAGGAGATGTGTCTTACTGATAAAAAGACGGGAGTAGGTTTAGGAGCACATGCCCAGCGAGGGATGGTCACATTACAGGTACGTACAAATCCTCCAACTCCAGGACTATGGCTAGAAGATATGATTCGCATTGCAGAGACTTCAGGATCAGCAGAATTATACCCTATTCTTAAGAGAGAAGATGAGAAGTATGTTACTATAGCGGGATACGATAATCCTAAGTTTGTAGAAGATATTTCTAGAGATGTAGGTAATAAGATTCAGCTA